GGTTCAATTATTGAAATATTTTTGACTTCATCCCACATGTATTTTGGGACAGACTTACTACTTTTTCCACCATTTTTCTGGTAGTTCTCTGGAGTAGTATAAATGTATATTAGTTCATCATGCGGTACAATAACCCACTCTTTATCAAAATGCTTCTCTATTCTAGGAAATGCAATGAATAAATTTTTACCCTCATATTTTTTATCTATTGTAATTCTACTTTTAATCTGTATTTTAATTACTTCATTAGTAATAATATGGATCGCAATAAAATCAGCGCCACCATCATCAACAGATAACCAGGAGCAATGAAATCCATAATCAACTAAGTGTGCAGCTAACTTTACAAAATTACTATGTTCAACATACTTATTTGACTTTCTTAACTTTTCGATATCAAATTTAGTAAGTTTACTCATGTTACATCTCCTCTTAAATTCTTAAATTTCAGTATCCTATCTTCGACTTTGTTCCTTATTACTTTAGGAATAACAGTTTTAAGATTTAGTTCTTTTTTCACTAACCAATGAGCAAATGCAATGGCATCGACTTCTATTTCTTGCATTAAATAGCTTTGATCATCAATTTCGTTATTGCTTCCTGAAGGTGTTATATACCCGTTAATCTCATCTTCCCATACCTTTAATACTTCAGCTGACTCTCTGGTTTTTGTTCTAACACAATAGCCTTGATAAGCATGACGCATTTCGTGAAAGACAGTAATCAAAATCTCTATCCATTCGCTTCGTTTTATCCAATTCTCATTGAATATAATCTCATTACTTTTAAATGAATAAATGCCAGTAATTTCCTTATTGGGAAGATTCGATTCTTCTATTATATATAACTCTGGTGTTGGGAAGTTCAGCATTTTTGAAGCTATCTGAACTCCACTATAAATAACCTTATCGTTATCCATAAATAATCACATCCAAACTTCAATTTTGTGTAAAGTATATCATAGAAAAAATCCTAAATCTATTTTTTTTTGAATTTGTAAAAATAAAACACCACCGAAGTGGCGTTCGTTACTTAACTGTTAGTCCGTTATAAAACTTAAATGTAATACTTGAATCTCTATGAACTGTTGCACTTTCAACTATAAGCATCCAAACCATCTCATTCCAATATTGAATCTGGTCTTCTGAGTTTTCAAGACTTGATATGAAAGCTCTAAGCTTTATTGCCTTTGATTGTTTGCTGCTTTTTTGCTTTAATAACTCTTCATGTTTTAATCTTAACTTTTCATAACGATCCGATAATTGTTCATATCTTTTGTTATACTCTTCGATTTGAATATCTGTTTTTGAATTTTCCTTAACCAGCTTACTAACAAGTTCTGATACGACAATAATTTCATCGTTGATTTTTACAATCTCTTCATCAATTTTGCTTGTATCAGTTAGTAATTCAATAACCTCTTTTGCATCATCAATAATTCTTCTTTTATCTTTCATAGTTAAATTGTATGCTTTGATAAATTTTTCTTTAACATCTTCTTGATTTAAATGTGGAGTTAGGCATTTATCTTTCCCCTTATGAAATTTATTATTGCATTGATAAACAAACTTTTCATAATTACTTCCTGAATGCCATTTTTTTCTACCATAAAAGCCACCACAATCTTCACATATAAGTTTGGATGAGAATAAATCATTAGCTGAGTATCTTGGTCCCATAACACTTCTTCTTTGAAGCTCTATTTGAACGAGATCCCAGAAGCTTCTATCAATAATTGCTGGATGACTATTTTCAACATAATACTGAGGAATTTGTCCAGTGTTTTTTACTACTGTTTGTTCTAAAAAGTTATCAGTAAATGTCTTTTGTAATAGTGCATCACCTTTATATTTTTCATTACTAAGTATTGATGTTACTGTGTTTTTGGTCCAGTTAGTATTCTTTCCTGAAGGAGTCTTTACTTCATGCTCTTTTAAATACTTAGCTATTCCTGTAGCAGTTTTTCCTTCTACTAAAAACATCCTATAAATTCGTTTTACAATTTCTGCCTCTTCCTCAACAATAATAATCTTGTCATTTTCTTTTTTATATCCTAAGAAAGTACTATAAGCAAACGATACTCGACCTTCTTGAAAAGCTACTCTTTTTCCCCATGTAACGTTCTGACTAATGGACCTTGATTCCTCTTGAGCTATCGATGCCATGATTGTTAAAATTAACTCGCTTTTTTGATCCAATGTCCATAGGTTTTCCTTCTCAAAATAGACCTCTATTCCCTTTTCTTTTAACTTTCTAACATATGAAATAGTGTCTAATGTATTACGAGCAAACCTTGATATTGATTTGGTTATAATAAGATTGATTTTTCCATCTAAAGCATCGTTAATCATCTTATTAAAACCAGCTCTTCTTTTTGTGTTTATTCCACTAATACCTTCATCTGAATACACATCCACATATTCCCAATCGAGTCTTTCTCTAATAAGCCCTTTATAGTAATTTACTTGAGATTCATAACTTGTATACTGTTCATCGGTATTTGTTGATACCCTTGCATATGCCGCTACTTTTAACTTTTCTTTACTTCCTATCGGTAATTGTGACAAAGGATCGATTGTCGATGGTATAACTGTTACTTTAGCCATTTTAGCCATTTCCATTCCCCCTATATCTTTTTAAAGCATTCTTTCTTGCAGCATTTTTCATTTCATCTGTCCAACCAGCTGATCTTGGATCATATTCCCAAATATACTCTATTTCTTTTCCATCTCTTAATTTAAATAAAAGTTTGTTATTAGGTAGGACAATTACTGTTTCTACAGCTATATCAAAAGTATGTCTATTGAATGAAGTCATTTTAAGAATGTGGTTTGATGCTTCAATTATTTTAGCGTCTAATACTTGCTTAGAACTACACTCTGACGTTCCTTTTTGTCTGGCAGTTGAGCATAGCCAAACATCATTATATTTTGTTTTTCTAAAGGTATACATTTTATTACATTGGCCACATCTAATTCGACCTTTAAAAATGCTATCATTATTACTTTGTTTAATATTAACTGTTTTTAATCTTCTCAATTCTTGAGCTGCAAAAAATGTCTCTTTGCTTATGATTGGTTCGTGATTATCTTCTACACAATATTTATCAAGTTCACCATAGTTTAATTTCGTAAGTTTTGTCAGGTGATTTTCTCTAAAAGTTTTTTGAAGTATCAAATTTCCTGTGTAATTATAGTTAATCAAAACTCCTCTAATCGAGGCTCTGTTCCATTTCTCTGAAAATTTAGGTTTATAACCTCTTTCATTTAAAATCTTACCAATTTGCATATCGCCATAACCTTCAAGATATAACCTATAAATTAGTCTAACAATTTCTGCTTCTTCTGGTACTAATACTAAATTCCTATTTTCCAATTTATAACCATAGCTATCTTTACCTCCCCAAGGAATACCTTTTTCAAAATCTTTCTTAATTCGCCACTTCATATTTTCTGATACGCTTCTTGATTCCTCTTGTGCGAATGTAGCTAAAAACGTGAGTATCATTTCACCTTCACCACTTAGTGTATGAATATTTTGTTCCTCAAAAAAGATATCAACCTCTAACGCTTTTAATTCTCTAACCACCTCAAGTAAAGTTAAAGTATTTCGTGCAAATCTTGATATCGATTTAGTTATGATCATATCAATTTTGCCGTTTCTACTATCTTCGATTAGTGCTTGAAATTCCTCTCTTGTATCTTTAGTGCCAGTTAGCGCTTCATCTGCATAAACACCTACGAACTCCCAATCAGAATTATTTTGTATTAATTGCTTATAATAATTCACTTGAGCGGCTAATGAGTTCAGCATTGCTTCTTTACCAGATGAAACTCTAGCATAAGCTGCAACTCTAGTTCTTTTAGGTAATTCTTGTAATGCTTCTATCTTTGTTATTGTTCTGTTCATTTTTATTAACCTCCTCTTGCGTTACACTATTAATCACTTTAGTTGGAGGAATAGTCAAGTCATTTAAACGATAAAGGTTACCTTTATTGATACAATATTTTTTTGCTATAAATTCCTCTGCTTCAAAGTACTCTTTTTTAGTAATAAGACCATTCTTAAACATCTCATGAATTGGTGAAATTGATAGAAGATACTTTTCTGTATTATCTTGCTTCATCAGTATCCACCTCATTTACTTTTTTAGAGTTTATGTAACATTCCTGGCTACAATAAAGCCTCTTGCTATTTCCATAGGCTGTAAATTCTTTATGGCAATGATTACATTCATGAGTGTAATATGCTTTTTTATTTACTTTGCTTTGGTTGCTATTCCACCACTGCAATCTACATTTGTCAGAACAAAAGAGTTTTTTCTTTTTACCTTTAGTCGACTTTATTTTTGTGTTGCAGTTCTTACAGTTTCCAGTAGTCTCTAATTCTAAACACACATATCTTACTGTTCCTATTGATATGGATAGTTCTTTAGCAATTCTTTTATAGCCATATCCTTCTTGCCTTAACTCATTAACTTTAATTTTTAATTCATTCTCATTCATAGAACAAACCTCCTTCAAAGGTTAATGGCAACTAAGAAGGCGTTTTGCCAATAAAATCGAAATTTTGTTGCTTTTTGTTGTATTTTGATATCACTACAATACTTAAACTAAAAGCCAACACAGCGAAACGTTGAGGCCTTAAAACGCAAAAAAACCTCATGCGAAGGTATTATCCTTATACATGAGGTCTTGATTACTAACTAATTATTCATTATTTAATTTTTACTGGAATCATTTTATATTCGCTTATATCATTAGTCATTTTATATATTGAAAAGTCTCTATCTTCAAACAGTTTCATTATTTCTTCTGTAACATCAGCATCCATTTTATTACCTAAATAAATAGCTGATATATTATTGAATTTAAGTTCTCTTGATTCTTTGAAGATTAAAATTGATCTCCATTCTTGTTCATATTCCCAAACATGATGTTTTGTGAACAAGCCCTCCAAAAAGAACTCTAAAATATCAAATTTACCACGATTTTCAATATCTTTTATATCTATC